GGGAGGAGGTTGCCGAGGCGCTGATGGAGCTGAAGACAATCACGCCCAATGATACATCGAGGATTATTGAACTACAGAATAACATCTGGCGTGCGGAGAGCTTTAACGCCTGGTTTGGTGAGTTGATTACAAGCGGTTGGGAAGCCGAGAAGGAAATCAGATCCATGGAGGGACGCGAATGAATGACACCATCCAGCAGGACGTGTCGGGAGAGGTAAAGCAGCAGGTGGTTACGTCTCCGCAGATGCAACAGCGAGACAGGACGTTTTCCGAGATTCTGGCCAGATCCGAGGAAGTGCTGGATCGGCAGATTGCCGGCAACATGACTACGGAGCCGACTGAGCCGACGGTGCAGGTGGTGGATGATCCTGCCCGGTTTAAGGTCCGCGTTAAGGTTGACGGCCAGGAAAAGGAACTGCTGGTTGCCGATGTGGTGACGGGATACCAGAAGAATGAGGTGGCTTCGGAGCGGTTGCGTAAGGCAAGCGAACGAGGACGAGAGCTGGATGCCAGGGAGGAAGCACTGCGCAACCTGGAGGCACAGATTAAGCTGCAGACGGTAAGTCTATCCCAACCTTCGCAAGGTGCTATCACCGTGCCGGAAAATGGGGACGACTTGCAGGTGCAGCTGAAGAGTGCCGTTTCAGATGCTTTCAGTGCGATGGTGGATGGTGATACCGAGGCGGCAACCAAGCTGCTGGTGGATGCGATTGTCAAGGGGCGTCCTGTTGTTACTGAGACTACCCCGGCCATTGATCCGCAGCAGATTGCAGCCCAGGTGCGCCAGACGCTTAACTCTGAGCAGGTGTGGGATAACTTCGTGCGGGACAATCCGGAATTCCGCGAGGAGTACGATGATCAGGGGACTGCCATTGTATCAAAGCAGCGAGAGTACGGTGACTTTATTTACGCTCGGGACTTTGCTCCCCTGGTTGAGCGAGGAGAGATCAGCTACCAAGAGGCGCTGATTAGTACCGCCAAGAGCGTGAGAGACACGTTTTCCCCTGGCATCCAACCGCCGCCGGTGCCGGAATTGACTGGCACCGAACAACGGCAGCAGCGCAAGCAGGCAATCGATAATATTGCGATTGCTGCAGGTGCCCGCTCTGCGGGTGCAGTTGAGGAAAAGGAAGAATCGCGGGCAGAAATATTGTCCAATATGCGCAAGGTGCGCGGGCTTCCCGCGTAGACAAAGAAAAGGACCGCCGTGAGGCAGGGCCGTATTTATAAACTATTTAACCGAAAACCAGCGTCGTGAGACGCGGGGAGGACATCATGGCAGGACAGTTGTGGGTTACAAACAGTCTGGGCGGGTATCTTTCGTCCAAGAATCTTTCCAAGGAGCTGCGCAACCTTGTGCAGCCCATGTGTAAGTTTCGTCAGTTTGCCGACGTGAAGGATGCTATCGGCAAGAACAAGGGCAATACATTTACCTGGGATGTTTTCAGTGATGTGGCTACTGCCGGTACGACGCTGGTGGAAACCAACACCATGCCGGAAACGAACATCACCATCACCCAGGGCACGATGACCATCGGTGAGGCCGGTAACTCGGTACCTTACTCCGGTGTGCTGGATGATCTTTCCGAGATCCCGGTGAAGGACCTGATCAACAAGGCATTGAAAAACGATGCCAAGAAGTATTTTGACAATGCGGCTGCATCGGCCTTTAATTCCGCCCTTCTGCGGGTTGTACCGACTGGTGGTACTGCTACTGACGCTGTTACGGTCTACAGCAACGGTACTGCCACCGGCACCAACAACGTGGCGTTCAACAAGGATCACGCCAAGGCGATTGTTGACGTGATGAAGGAGCGCAATATTCCGCCGTACATGGGTGACGACTACATGGCTATTGCCTGGCCTACGACCCTGCGGACCTTCAAGAACAATCTGGAAGCGATCCATCAGTATACCCAGCAGGGTTTTCAGATGATTCTGAATGGCGAAATCGGACGGTATGAAAATACCCGTTACATTGAGCAGACCAATGTGGCGAAAGGTACCTGGGCCGGCGCAAAGTCTGGATGGATCTATTTCTTTGGCGAGGATGCCACATCGGAAGGTGTTGCGGTTCCTGAGGAGATCAGGGGTAAAATCCCTGGCGATTACGGGCGTAGCAAGGGTGTGGCCTGGTACTACCTGGGCGGATTTGCCAAGAACCGTTTGACGGCTGCGGATGAGCGTATTGTCAAGTGGGATTCTCAAGGATAGTCCTTGGGTGATTGAATGAGAAAAAGCCGGGAGGGTTACTCCTTCCGGCTTATTTTAAGATGGATAAGGAGCACGAGATGGCAATTGACGATAGCATGATGCCTTCGAAGGAATGTGCCGGGCGTGATCTGGCTGATAAGGGTACCAGGACCGGCGTTACCGATACCTATGGTGCCGGCAGTGGGCTTGATACTGGCATTGTTGGCAAAACCAGCATTTCCGGCGATACCAAAAGCGACGGCAAACAGGAAGGGAGGAAGTAATGGCCCGTAAGCTCGACAGGACACGGCCCTTTGGGGAGATTTACGGCGGTTCCGGCGATGCACGCTATGAGCAGCACGGCATTATGTTTGATGCTGCCGGCGATGAGTTGCCCGGTTATGACGATGTGGAGATCCCGGAGCCCAAGGAAGTCGTCATTGTGCAGGGAGATGATACCGCTCTGCGGGCGGAGATTGCACGGCTGACTTCGCGCTTGGAAGCGGCACTCACCCAGCTTGAAGATGCCGATGGTGAACTTGAGGGGGTCCAGGGCCAGCTTGACAGTGCCAATGTGGAAATAAGCCGGCTTAACGATGAAGTTGCCCGTTTGTCCGCTCTGGTTCCTGTTGACGGTGTGACTACCGTTGGTTCTGAGGAGGTCAGTCTGGACAGCCAGCTGGATCTGCAGACTGCAGGCATGACAGGTAAGAAGAAATGACAGAGGCGCCTGGAGGGGTTGACGTGGATGAGGTGAAGAGTCTTATTGCGGAGCAGAACCTGCGGGACATGCTGAATGTTGCCGGGCAGACCCCTGCCGGCGCCTTTATTGAGGTGGGGGTGTATCAGGGCGGCTCTGCGTACCTGTTGAGCCTGGTGGCCCAGGATCAGAGACGCCAGCTCCACCTGTTCGATACGTTCGAGGGGATGCCTGAAAGCAGCGAAGTGGATAAGCACCAGGTGGGAGATTTCTCCGATACCAGCCTGGAGCAGGTAAAGGCGATCATTCCGGATGCGTTTTTTCATGTGGGCATGTTCCCTTATACGCTGCCGGTCAACCTGGGACGCATTGCCTTTGCCCATATCGATTGTGACCAGTATGAGAGCATCAGGGCGGCGTGTCTGTTGTTGCCGAGCAGGATGGTGACCGGGGGTGTGATGTATTTTGATGATTATGGCTGTCTGGAAGGTGCGACGAAGGCGGTGGATGAGTTTATGCCCCAGCGGATCGTGCTGCAAAACGGGAAGGCGATGGTGATCATACCATGACCTGGAGCCTTGACACTTCGAACGGTTTTGAATCGCGCAAGATCAAGTATCTGCTGCCACGGTATACCCGGGGGCGGGTGCTGGAGATCGGCTGCGGGATGGAGAAGGCGTTTCCTCATTTTACCGGGTATGACTCCGGGCACCATTTTGGGCGTGGTGCTGCGGATGTGGTGGGCGATGCTGGTGATCTGTCGCTGTTTAGCGATGAATCCTTTGATGCGGTGTTTTCCAGCCATGTGCTGGAGCATATGGAGGATATGCAGGGTGCGATCAATGAGTGGTACCGGGTGATCAAGCCGGGCGGGTATCTCTGCCTGTATGTGCCGTCTGCGAATCTGTATCCCAAATGCGGGGAGCCGGGGGCTAATCCGGACCATAAGCATGATCTGTATCCTGGGGATATTGAAGTAATGATGTTCGATATTGCCCTGAAACTACGCATTGGACAGGCTGGTGGATGGGATCAGGTGGAATGTGAGGAACGCGGAGAAGGAACAGAATATTCGCTGTTTGAGGTTTATAGGAAGCGAGATGATACTCACGTTTTTACCCGGGATGAACTAACCAACTCCCAAAATAAAAAAACCGCCTGCGTCTGCCGCTTTGGCGGGTTTGGCGATATGTTGCAGGCTGCGGTGGTGTTTCCCCAGCTGAAGGCGGCCGGATACCATGTGACGGTGATGACGACTCCCAAGGGGAAGGATGTGATCTGCAATGATCCCCATGTGGATGATTGGTACATTGTTGATCAGGATCAGGTGCCGAATGGGGAGTTGAGTGCGTTTTGGGCGGAGCAGGCGAAGCGGTTTACGAAGTTCGTCAACCTGAGTGAGTCGATTGAGGGGCATTTGCTGGCGCTGCCGGGTCGCATGAACCATAGCTGGCCCCATGAAGTGCGCAAGAAGCGGTTGAATACGAATTATCACGAATGGACGGCGGAGCTGGCGGGAGTGCCGTTTAAGCCGTGTCAGTTGTTTTATCCGACTAAGGCGGAAACAAGCAAGTTTACCGGTCCCCAGTCCCCGGTCCCTGGTCCCGGTTTTACCGTGTTGTGGGCTTTAGCCGGTTCTTCGCTCCATAAGTTTACTCCCTGGCAAGATGCGGTGATTGCACGCATGCTGCTGGATATGCCGGAAGCCCGCATTATTATGGTGGGGGATCTGGCGTGTCAGATTCTGGAGCAGGGGTGGGAAGAAGAGCCGCGAGTGGTCTGTCTGTCGGATAAGTTGAACATCCGCGAGACGCTGGCGCTGGCGCAGCGGGTGGATCTGGTGATTGGGCCGGAGACCGGTGTGCTGAATGCGGTGGGCATGGATGTTACGCCACACAAGGTGCTGCTGCTGTCCCATTCGTCGGCCAACAATCTGGCGAAGCATTGGAAGAACTGCCAGGCGCTGACGCCGGTGGATTGTGATTGTTATCCCTGCCACCGTTTGCATTACAGCGACGAATTCTGTCAGACCGATGACGAGACCGGTGCGGCGCTGTGCAGCGTCAAGATCGGTGCGGATGTGATCTATGGGGCGGTGGAGAAGGTGTATCGCAGTTGGAAGGCGGGGAGGTTGAAATGACGGTTGCTGATCTGCTGGATGTTGTGCTGGGGCGTATGGCGGGTGAGCCGCAATGCTCCCTGCTGGAAGCGGTGGGTGGCGTGCAGTCGGCTATCTTTCGGCAGCTGCTGGCGGTGCGCTCAGACCTGATCCAGGATGAGATAGAGCTGGAGTATTCGGCGGGAGAGTATCAGGCGCTGCTGCCGGAAGAATTCTACGCGGTGGCGGAGCGCCCCAATATTAGCGGTGAGCGGACTTATCTGAATCTGCTGGACCGGTCCGGGTCGGTTGTTTTGCCGGATGGACCGCCCAGGATGTATTCGCAGAAGGGGCGCAAGTTTTTGATTTACCCTACTCCACTGGCTGATGTGTCGATACGGCTGCCGGCGTTTGTGAAGCCGGAGATTCCTACCAGCCTGGATGATGAGCTGCCCTATGACGGGACCATGGATGATGTGTTTGCCGAGTTGTGTGCGGCATATATGCAGACCGGCCGGGCAGCGGCGGCAGATCCGGCGTTTGTGGCGCTGTTGAGCCAGAGCGTGGCGGCGGCGCTGGGTGGGGTGATGTTGGCGAAGGAACAGCTTGAGGCTGATTCTATTAATTTTGGGCGGTAAAGGAGCACGATCATGGCAGGAAAATCAAACTATCTCGAAGGACAATACCTCACCCACGAACTCCGCACCGGCTCATTCACTAAACCGGCAGGGATTTTTGTCGCCCTGCTGACAGCCGCTCCATCGGACGCAGGCGGCGGCACTGAATGCACTGGTGGCGACTATGCCCGTGTGCAGAATGGACCCTCTGATGCAACATGGAGCGCACCCAGTGGAACGCCGCGCAGCTCGTCCAATGTTGGCAGCGTCACCTTCCCGACCCCTTCCGCAAACTGGGGCGTTGCTACTCATTTCGGACTGTATGATGCGGCCACAGGAGGCAACCTGTTGAGATGGGCGGCGCTGACGACAGCCAAAACCATCAATAATGGCGACCCTGCACCGTATTTCCCTGCTGGTACGCTGGTTGTTACTGAGGATTAAGGGGGCATCATGGACTACGCAGCGTTACAGGCTGAGTTGGAAACCGGCCCGCTTTCCACTGAATGCGCCGGTAAAACCGATGTGGAGATTGCGGAGGTACTAAACACCCCGCGTTTCCCTGGGATTCGCTCCCGGTTTATCTCTGCCCGGACGATCCTGGCCGAGTTGGCTGATGGTGCCGTGATCCTGGATAAATTGGAGGCCGCTGCACCCGGCATTCCTCCGCTGAAATGGGCGATGCGATTTCTTTCCGGAGAGACCGGTATTGATATCGGCCATGCAGGCACTCGGGTAAATATCGAGATGCTGGCAGCGGGTGGGATTTTGACTGCTGCCGAACGTGACGCGCTGCTGGCCATGGCGGCTTGCACGGTATCACGTGCCGAGATTGCCGGATTTGGGCAGATTACACCGGGCGATGTATCACGCGCACTGAGAGGGCCACACTAATGGCATTGACACTCGTAGAGACTCAAATCACCTGGGCCGCTGCCGATAGCGTAACAGTCGCTTCTGCAACCCCTGTTGGTTCGGATGTTTTCCCCATTAATGCCAGCACTATCGCTGCATCCATCCAGATCAGTGTTGATAATGCCGGGACGGCTGCCAGTGGCGACATCTGTACGGCACAGATCGCATACACCTCCGGCGATATCCTGGGCGATACCGCTGACGATTATGACACACAGGAGCACGCCGCACCGATAATGGTGCTGGACACCTACGCCACAAACACGCCGGGGGAAGATCCGGCCCGTAAGACGTCTCCGATCAGCGTGGGAGTGAAGGGCGGCAAGTTGTTCGTGACCTGCCCTCTCGCAGCTACTCGCAATATTGTTGTGCGTGCCAGATTGATCGAGAAGCGGAGCGCATAACGAAGATTTAGCGGCTAGTCCGGCCAGACGAACCGGGGAAATCCTGCCCCTTGCCGCTATATCAACTACAGGAGGCAGAAAGGAACTGTCATGGAAAATGAATTGTGCATGATCGTTGTAGGCAAGGGCCTAACACGATTATGGATTGCTAATACACCAGGCGTTTTCAGGGGTTGCCCCAATCTGGTGTGGAAACGTGAACTAAGTAAACAGGAATGTGAATCGTTGTTGATTAATCCACATCAACTGTTTTCAGCATAGATAATTTCAACACTTTCCTTTGCCGGAGAACACCGGCCAGGAGTTTAGATGTTAGTTCCGATCCGCATAGACCGCACCAGCAAACCCCCGCTTGGCACTCCCTTGCGCTCTGATGGGCATTGGAGTGTGCAGGGATTAATCGGTGCTTGGTCGTTTAATGAGGGAGCCGGTAGCCCTTTCAACATTGTTGGCAATAAGCCGTCTACTCAATATGCTGGATATGTTGGGTCGTGGTCAACAGACGGGTATGTTGGCCCAGCATCACCAGGTGCAAATAGATATGAGTTAAAGAGCAGTTTATCACGGCCTGTTACATTTATATCCGTAAACATACCTGCAAGTTTTTCATCTAATATAATATTGATGGGGGTTAGTACGGGTATTGCCGATAATGGAGTTGAATTAAATTATAACACTAGTGGTCAGTTAAATTTATCATGTCGTGGTGTAGCTGATAAACTATTTACAAATCTATCTACTACATTGGGAAAACCTACGTTTACAGCAGTAAGTTTTCCTGGTGGATCAACTGGGCCAACTGGCTATATAGGTAATGGTAGTAAAATACAATCGCAATCTCTTTCTAATTCAGTTTTAGCCAGTAGTACCTTCGATACGATGTGGCCAGTGGGACATGGAAGAGGTCCATTAGGCAATTGCACAGTACAACTGCATCTGATTTACAATACTGCCCTCTCCCCCTCCGAGATAGCCTCACTCTCCGCCGCACCATGGCAGATATACGAGCCGGAGGTTGTGTGGGTGGAGGTGGGGGGAACGACTACCGAAATCCTCCTCGCAGGCACCCTCACCGGCAGTGCCTCAGCATCGGCAGCCCTCACCACTGCGATAACTCTCGCGGGTAACAACACAGGAGCCGGGTCCGCAACTGCCGCACTGACAACCGCTATACATCTTGCGGCAACAAACGCAGGCTACGGCAGCATTGCCGGGGAACTGGCAGAAGCGGCTGCTGCCATCCTTCTGGCAGGCACGATCAACGGGACCAGTTCGGCAAGCGGGGCGCTGACCACTGCGATCAGGCTGGCTGGTGCAAACGCTGGTGCAGGTACAACATCCGCCCAACTATCCACGGCTATTATCCTTGCCGGCGCTGCTAATGGTGACAGTGACTGTCAGGCGGCTTTGACCACGGCTATTGCCTTGGCCGGGCAGATTGTCGGGGCAGGGTCTGCAAAAGGATTGCTGACTGCCGCTGTTACGTTTTTGTATCTGTCTGAAGGTTTTAAATTGGCGGCCGAAGTGCGCGGGCATGTGCTGCCGGATGAAATCCGTGGGATTGTTCTGCCTGTCGAGTCTCGCGGTACAAAATTATGATGAGTGGAGGTTACCAATGATTCCGGCGTTATCACCGATTCAACCTGGGGAGATTCTTCAGGGTCGCTATATTGATTTTAAGAAGCACCTGCTGGATGGCGAGACTGTTGAGTCTGCGACGGTTACAAGCAGCGTGCCGGGGATGGTACTGCCGGATTCTGTGCAGTTCTCCGGGACTGTTGTGACCTGGGCTGCGGTGGGGACTGTTGATGGTGACAAAACTGTTTTCACAGCGATTGCTACCGGATCCCTGGGGTCTGTGCGTGAGGGTGAAGTTTCTATGAAGGTGAAGGCGATTTAAAGGAGTTTCCCCATGTCTTTGATCGGACAAATCATTGCCGATGCTGCTGCACGATTGTTACTGGATGAGGCGAATCTGCGCTATGCAGAGGCGGATCTGTTGAAGTGGATCAACCTGGGCCAGAATGCGCTGGTGGAGTTGAAGCCTAATGCGCTGGTTACTACGGGGCTGTTTACCCTGGCGGCCGGCACCAAGCAGACACTGTCGGCCGGGGATCTGGTGCTGGTGGATGTGATCCGCAATATGGGGGCTGATGGTGCTACACCGGGCGCAGCGGTTACGATCGTTGAGCGCAGCCGCTTGGATACGATCCTGCCGACCTGGCATGCGGCTACGCCGGTCAAGAGTATCAAGCATTGCATGGTGGATGCACGCACGCCGAAGGTTTTCTATTGTTACCCTCCGGCTGACGGCACAACCAAGATTGAGATTGCCAAGGGTATTACACCTACTCCGCTGGCCAGTCTGGCGGCAGCGCTGCAGCTGGATGATATCTATGAGGGTGCGCTGCTTGATTACGTGCTGCACCGGGCTTATTCCCTGGATGCGGAGAATCCGGCCAATCTTTCCCGGGCTCAGACACATTATCAATCATTCGTGACGGCGCTGGGCGGGAAGATACAGGGAGAGTCGGCGGTATCGGCACGTAAAAAGAGCTAGCAGGTTGTTGAAAAACAGCCATCTCGCCGTCGTCCTCGGAAGCCACCTTGTGCGCCGTAGCGCTGCTACGGCTCCGCGGGACTTTCTCCGGGGAGCAACGATCTGACTATTTTTGAACAACCTGGGGAGAGTCACACATGTTACGCTTTGCTTCCTTCAAGGGTATTGCCCCACGTATCAATCCCAGCAAATTGCCTGAGGGTGGCAGTCAGGAGGCGCTGAACTGCTTTCTTGCCACCGGAGCCCTGCGGCCATGGAATACGGCTGCGGCGGTTTCTTCTACCGGTATTTCCGGTACTCCCAAGTTTATCTACAAGCATCCTGTTCACGGCTGGTACTTCGATCCCGCTTCCGGTGATATGATTCCCGGGCCGGTTTCGGCGGATCAGTGGGGCAGAACCTACTTTTTCAGTGACGCTACCGGTCCGACCCGGGCGCCGGTGTATTACACCAGCGATGATTACAATACGTCGTACCTGCTGGGGGTGCCTGCACCTGATGCCGCACCTGTTGCGGCTGCTGCCGGCACTGCTGTCCCTGATCCTCCCCTTGAAACATCCATTGAATCCCGCTCATATGTGGTCACTTACTTAAGCAAATATGGCGAGGAGGGGCCGCCTTCCCCTGCTTCGACAATCATCAACGTGGCGCCGGGGCAGTCGGTTAATCTATCGAGCCTGCCGATCGGTCCGACCGGCAATTACAACATTACCCAAAAGCGGATCTATCGCACCAATACGGGGTCTGATGGAGCGACGGCGTTTCAGCTGGTGGCGACCATTGCCGTGGCAACCACGACTTATGCCGATACGGTGGCGTCTGTTGACTTGGGGCTGGTGCTGCCTTCTGTTGAATGGCTGCCGCCGGTGGCGACGCTGCATGGTGCGGTGGAGTTGCCGGGTGGGATCATTGCGGCGTTCAGCGGTAAGGATGTGTACCGCTGCGTGCCGTACATGCCCCATGCCTGGCCGGTGTCGTCCCGGGTGACCATGGCGGATAATGTGGTGGCGCTGGGTGGCTATGGCAACAGCCTGCTGGTGACGACCGAGGGGCTGCCTTGTGTGATTACCGGGGACAATCCCGAGCGGCTGGAGAAGGGCACGGCCTGCGTTTCCAAGCGCTCGTTTGTGGATATGGGCTATTCCTGTATCTATGCCGGGCCTGCCGGGCTGGTGCTGGCCGGCGCCGGGGATATCAAGCTGTTGACAGAGGTGCTGTTTACCCAGGAGGAGTGGCTGAAGTTCTGCGACCCGACCACGATCCATGCCTATCAGTATGACGGCAAGTATGTGGCTTTTCATTCCACCGGCGCCTTTGTGCTGGACCCTGACAATCTGGACCTGACGCCGATCAACGTAAGCGCCAATGCGGGATTCTTCGACAAGAAAACCGGGGAGCTGTTTCTGTGCAGCGGTTCGACAACCACCAACTGGCACAAGGGGAGCGGCAAGTTATCCTATGCCTGGCGATCAAAGGTGGAGATTCTGCCGCGGCCGATTTCCTATAGTTTTGCCCAGGTGATTGCCGATGATTACACCAGCCTGACGCTGGAGATCTATTCCAAGTCGGGCCTTGCTTTGGATGCGGGCAAGATTGCCAAGCTTTCCACAATCTATGTGCCCAAAGGTTTTACGGTGGCCGCCGATGGGACGCTGAAATCGACCCATGTGGTGACCTCTGGGGAGCCGTTCAGGCTGCCGGCGGGGTTGCTTTCGGAGCGCTGGGAAATCAGGATCAGCGGGACCAGTACGGTGACGGCGGTGTATCTGGCAACAAGTGTGGAGGAACTGGCCAGTGTCTAAGCTCCCTGATATCCCGACCATAGGAACCAATGAGGCATCGCCCAAGGTGCGCGGCATTTTCAACCTGCTGCGCGGGTATTTCGCCGGGGTTAATCAGGCGGGTGGATTGCCGACCGGCAATGACCTCAATCGTTCGATGCAGACGATTACCCTGAACAACACGACCCATGTGCCGCCTCAGCCGGTGGGGGTGGTGGCTACGGGCGGCTTTGCCAAGATTGTGCTGCAGTGGGACGATCCCCATTTTGAATACCTGGCCTACACGGAAATCTTTCGCTCTACGGGTACGGATGTATCTGCGGCGGCACGGGTGGGCACGACCAATGCCACGGTGTATTCGGATACTCCCCCGGCGCTTTCTACGTCCGTTGCCTATAATTATTGGGTGCGGCATATCAGTAATGATAATACTCCGCAGGAAGGGCCGTTTTCTGCGATGGTGTCTGCGGCTACGGCTAATGATCCGGCGTACCTGCTGGAGGTGTTGACGGATCAGCTGACGGATTCGCAGTTGCATGCGGATTTGACGAGCCGGATTGATTTGATTGATACGCCTAGTACGGGGTTGGTGGCTTTGGTGGGTCAGGCCCAGGCGCAGATCACGTCGGTTACGAATCAGCTGAATTCTCTGGTGATTGCAGATTTTGATGCAGCCACGGCGTATGTGATCGACAATACGGTCAAGTACCTTTCCAACGTATACCAGTGCATCCAGAACACTACGCCACCTTCACCATTGCCGACTGATACGGATTATTGGGTGCTGGTGGGCGCTTTTGCCGGTGATGTTGCTGCCCAGGTGGCGGCTGATGCGGCGGCTGCGGCAACCAGTGCCAGCGAAGCAGCCGGCAGTGCGGCGTCTGCTGTAACGAGTGCCAGCACGGCTACAACCAAGGCTACGGCGGCAGGTAACAGCGCCACGGCGGCAAACAGTAGTGCCGTTGCGGCAGCGGCATCAAAGGATGCGGCGGCGGGAAGTGCGACTGCTGCGGCCGGAAGTGCATCATCCGCAGGGACCAGCGCCACCAACGCAGGGAATTCAGCCACGGCGGCGAGCGGCAGTGCGACAACTGCCACAACCAAGGCCGGTGAGGCCAGTACGTCAGCTGGTCAGGCTTCGACTTCTGCCGGCCAGGCATCAACGTCGGCATCCAATGCGGCTGGATCTGCTTCGGCTGCTGCTACGTCGGCCACGGCGGCGGCCACATCGGCAACCAATGCGGGTAACAGTGCGTCGGCTGCATCCACCAGCGCCAACACGGCCAGCACTAAGGCGGGGGAAGCCAGCACCAGCGCTACGGCGGCTGCGGGGAGTGCTACAACAGCCACAACCAAGGCGGGTGAAGCGAATACCTATGCCGGTCAGGCTTCGACCAGCGTCACCAATGCGGCGGGATCTGCCACAACAGCGGGAAACTATGCTAGTGCTGCGGCTACGTCGGCAACCAATGCGGGCAACAGTGCCACGGCTGCGGCCACCAGCGCTTCGACCGCTACCACGAAAGCCGGTGAAGCGGGGACCAGTGCGACAGCTGCAGCATCCAGCGCTACGTCTGCTTCTTCATCCGCTGCCAATGCCTTGACCTATAAAAACAATGCGGCACAGTCGGCTACCGATGCGTCAGGGTATGCTACGGCATCTGCCCAGGATTATTCGGCATTGACGGCCCGCCTGAATAATGCCGGCGGCACCGGTGTGACGGTGGAGGCAATTTCTCAAGCTAATGCCGATTCAATCTCCGGCCTGAATGGTAAGTATACGGTCAAGATCGACATCAACGGTTATACGACCGGATACGGTATAGCCGCAACTGCCAACAATGGAACACCTGTATCTGAGTTCATTTATGTGGGGAGCAAATTTCGTATTGCTCCGGTTGCGACCGATCCTAATGCAGCCGATGGTGCTCCATTCTATCACCTGACTGTACCAAGCATTGTCGATGGTGTAACGATTCCGGCAGGGACGTACATGAAGAAGGCGTTCATTACGGATCTGACTTCGGTGAATATACGTGCGGCATCTATTGCGGTTGACCGCTTGTATTCCCCTTACGCTACCCTGGCACAAGCGATTATCGGGACCGGGCATATTACCAATGCGATGATTGGTAATACGATCCAGAGTACCAACTATGTGGCCGGGTCTACTGGGTGGAAGCTGGATAAGGCTGGTACGCTGGAGATAGGCAGCGGTGGGTCTATGCCGTGGGCGGGGGTGGTTGGTGCGGGGAAGCCTGCGGATAATGCTACGGCGGGCGCAGTACTTAATAAAAATCCGCAATGCTCAGATGCCGCCATGTGGACAGGTGGTGCGAACGGCACTGCTAATATTGTCACGGGGATCGCGGGCGGGGTGACAGGTAACACGGCAATCAGGGGAATCGAAGGAGGTGGTAACCATTGGACTGAATCGTGGGTAAATAAGTTTCCAATTGATCGCAGCCGAATCTATAAAATCTCCTGTCTGGCGCGGAAATCACAAGCGGGGACGGGTGGCACGCTATATCTCGGTCTTTATCACTTTGCTGCTGATGGTTCTGATTTGGGGTATGGGGGGTCTGACTATACTTATTGGACTGTAGGTGCCGGTGGGCTGACAACAGGGTTTACCCGGCACTCGGTAACAGTTGCAGCCAACAGCTTGAAAGCTGGGGCGTCGTTTTCCGTGCCCCATGTAATTCCTGGATATTTAAGTACTAGCGGCTACATAGAACTACAGGATGTCCGGGTGGAGGATATTACTGATGCGTACAATGCAGCACTTACAGCCAACTCGGCTGCATCCACCCTGTCAACCTGGACCCGCCCGAGTACTACCCTGATCGACGGTAATAAGATTTATACCGGTGATGCGTATGTGGATACGCTGCAGATTAAAGGGGATGCTGTAACAGTACCTTGGGCTGCTTCATACGATTCTCCTATTTTATATGACATATCAGAGAGTTCGTCGGGTAATATTCTTACTATTACAATAGATACGTACACTGCAAATAGACCTTTTCTTGTAACTGCTAGCGCTCGACTTGATACAAACTCTTCTACTGCATATTTTACTTGGTTTATGCTTAGATACGACACTACAATATTTCCTTTGGCCAGCCAAGGTGCATTCATATTTAACACAAATGGTGGTTTCAGAACTTCTGGCACACAACTCTCACACCTACTTCAATACGGATTACCTATAGGCACATACTCCTTTAGAATTGATTTTATAATTAGAAACTCTGCAGGGGCCACGATAACAGTACCGCAAGCATTATTTGATTGCGTAATATCATGTAGAGGGACGAAACGATGAACATTGCAGTATATGATATTAGTACATCTAGAATTATTCGACGATGTTTTATACCACATCCAATGTATGTAGAAACTCAGATACATACTGATAATGAAGAGTTCTACCTCAACTGCCCACCTGACGCTACCCACATCATCGACAATGAACCAGTCATTATCCCCCCTGATCCACCTACACTGGAAGAGGTGAAGGCTGCTAAACTCGACGAGATAAACCGTGCACGGGATGCGCAGGAGCTCGCGGGATTTGAATACCTGGGCAAGATGTTTGATTCCGATGATAAAGCCATGAAGCGGATCGGGACGGCTGTTGGTGCGGCTCAGGTGTATCCGGCATTTACGGTGGAGTGGACCTGTGCGGATAACAGCACGATCACCCTGAATGCAGAGCAGATGCTGTTCATGCCGGTGGCTATGGCACAGTACGGCAATGCATTGCATGTGAAGGCCCGGGAGCTGAAGGCGCTGGTTGAGGCGGCTGTTACGGTGGAAGAGGTAGAGGGGGTGTCATGGTGAAACGGTATGTGTTGAATGTGCTGCTGGGGGTGGATCGATTGTTTAATGCCGTTTTTGGTGGTGACAGCAAGGAGACGATCAGCACACGGGTGTATCGGTATCGGGATGTACACTGGTGTGCGCGTCTGGTGTACCGATTTCTGAACTGGCTGGAAAAAGATCACTGCGAGATGGCTATCGCCTATGATTACAGCGAGGATCATAACGACGACGAGGTGCTGAAATAAATGTTTCAGTCCTGTTAATGTTGTGCTAGATGTTCAATATCATATTGAACTAGGTGGCGGCGATGGTTGATCGGGATTTATACATGGAGATTGTGGATTTCCTGGTTTCGTCCGGTGGAGCGTATCGCTTACTGGATAGCGGTACCTGCCAGGAGGTGATTGCGGCGCTTGATTCTGGCCGTTATCGCTTGATCCGCAATGAGCAGGGGGGTATTGCCAGCTTTACGACCTGGTGGATGATCCATGAAGCGGATTTGGAGCTGGTGAGGGATTGCGGCCGCCCGGCAGATGTTTCTTCCGGATCGATTGTGTACATTGCCGAGCATGCCGGGGTGGGTGCCTATCCTGATCTGATCCGGTTTCTCCGGGCAGAGGTGGCACAAAAGGGCGTCTGCTGGCATGACCATTTCTGGCGGCCCGAGTTGTTCCGGTATTTCCCCAAGAAGGAGGGGCAAAATGTGTAGCGTTTTTCAGATATGGAATTTTTTGGCAAGGGTGCAGCAACGGCGCATCTGTTTTAAGGGCAGTAGTCCCAAAGTGAAGGAAACCGAAGCGCAGCGGGCGTCTGCTGATATTGCGCTGAAGAATTACAACGATTACATGACCACCATCCGCCCGGTGGAAGAGAAGTTTATCGACGATGTGACGGCTGATCCGGCCAACCGTCAGAGTGCGGTGGCCGGGCAGATCAATGCCGATGTGGCGCAGAAGGTGGGCACGCCTACTATTGACCCTAACCGGGGCATGGCTCCAGGCTCTGCAGTTTCCGTCGGCAATGTGCTGGCCGATGCGCAGGTGCGCGGAAAGCAGAATGTGGATACCCAGCGGCTGACGGGTATGCAATCTGTTGTTGATATGGGGATGGGCAAGGCTACGACGGCCCAGGTGGGTATGTCGGGGCTGGCGTCTCAATCGGTGGCCGGTGCGATCAATACCCAGAAGAACGAGTTGGATTCCTATAATTCCACTATGTCGGCTGGCGCCTCTGGCGTGAGTGCCGCCGTTGGCATGGCAGAGAATCTGTACAAGGACGGTAAGGGGAAGGGGTAAGCCATGGCATACGATGAAAACGGCAATTATTACAAGAGCCCGGAAGAGATAGCCGAGGAGGCACGCCAAGCGACCATCAAAAGCCAGGCGGGCACCTATGTGAATGGCGTGTACCAGCCGCTGACCATGGGCACCGGCAGGACTGCTGCGGCCAATGCGACGGCTGCCGTGCTGCGGGGAAATTACGATAATTGGAAATCTACATATTTCCCGGTGCTGGAGGGTCTGCTGAACGAAACCACCTACAGCAATCCTGATCTGGTACAGAAAGAGACGGCGGCGGCAACAAAGCAGGTGGCCGGCGCATTTGGTGCGGCCCGTGCTGGTGCGGAAAACACCATGGCACGCTATGGGATGAAGCAGGATCCATCAACTGCATCGGCTACGGATCTGGCGGAGGTTGCTGCTACGGTTGGCGCACAGAACCAGACCCGCATGTATCTGGCGGACCGTGACCGGTCGATTGCCATGGGCACGCCCCGGGCCGTTTCATCAACAACATAACAGGAGGTACACGATATGGCCGGGGTAATAGGTGCGGGACAAACACTGCAAAATTCAGCCTTTTCGGGGCTTTTGTCTGCCAGTCAGCTGGAACAGCAACGCGAGATTGCCAACGGGAATCTGGAGGCGCAGGAAAAACAGGCATCCAAGGCCCGCACCGGGACGGCACTGGGTATTGCGGCATCGGCGGCAAAGCCGATTGCAGGGGCAATTGTGGGTGGCATGGCGCCGTCTGCTGCTTCGACGGCTGCGAGTACGATTGCCAGCCAGACGGCTGCGGCTTCGGCTAATACTGCGGCCGGTGTTGGTGCGAGTGGCGTCGGGACTATGGCGGCGCCTACGTCTATGGCGGCTAATGGTGCAGCTACGGGTTCAATGGCGGCAACGACCGGCGCAGCAACCACGGGAGCTGCGGCGACAGGTGCTGCGGGTGCTGCTGGAGCCGGCGCCACTGGAGCTGCCGGGGCGGGTGCTGCCGGTGGAGCTACGTCGCTTGCTGGTGCCGGGATGGCTACATCGGCACTGGGCACTACTGCAACGGCGTCTACCATTGGTGCGGCTTCCGGTGCAGCTGCAGGAGGGGCTGCTGCGGCAGGCGGCGGTGCTGCCGCTGGCGGGGCCATGGCCGGTGCCGGTGCTGCTTCGGTTGTGCCGGTTGTCGGCTGGGTGGCTGCTGCGGGGATGGCGATTTATTCACTCGGTTCGATGTTTGATTGGTGGTAGGGGGATAATCATGGGCATGCGAGATGGTAATTGGGTGAAGGATGGGCTGGACAGCTATCTGGCGGTGACCGGTGAGCGACGTGCGGAACGGAAGGCGGATGCTGATCTGGAGCAGCAGCAGCATACCCGTGATCTGCAGGACAAGCAGATGGGTATGGCGGTGAAGTCTGCCGATCTATCCAACCAGGTGCAGGAACTGGCCATTGGCGAGGGTAAGCGCAAGGTGGATGACCGCACGCGGTTTCAGTCTGAACTGCGGGATCGTATCACCATGATGACGGCTGCAGACCCTTCCATCCCTAATACGCTGGATGCAGCGCAGATGGCGGCGTCACGACAGGAGGCGAATGATTTGGCCACCACGGCAACCTTGTTGAATGAGATGCCGGCGGGCGCTGCGGAGTTAAAGCTGGAAACTTTGCCGAAAGCCGCCCAGACGGTGCTGATGGAAGGGCCGGGCAAGGCGGCGCTGCGGCGCAAGGGTGCTGTTCACCGGGATCCATCGGGTGCGGAATATACGATTACGGGGCAGCTCGGACCGGTGCGGGTGGTCAAGGAGGAAGGCAAGCCGACGCTGGTGATACCGACCATGCTGGCGGCCCGGGGTGACGGGACCATGATCGAGGTGCCTTATACCGAAAACAAGAGCAATGATCCAAATGATCCGGTGAAGTACGTTACGCCGGAGATGCTGATGAACCGTGCCGGGCTGCAATTTGCTTCACTGGATCAGGCGGAGAAGAACGGGATTTCGCCGGCCGTGGCAAAGGCTGAAAACATCTATCGCATGGTGTTGACGCTCCCCTATGAGGAACAGGTTGCCTGGATGAAGGCGGAGATAAGCAGGGAGGTAGGGCGTCGGGATAAGTATGTTTCTAATGCGGAGTTGGCTGCGGCGGCAAAGCCGTTTGAGGAGAAGCTGGGGGCACTGAAAGGGACTCCCGAGGAAAAGCGCACAGCTGCTGCGGCGCTCACGGTGGGTGCGCCGCCCGAGGTAGTGGATCATCTGTTGAAAACGTCCAAAGTTTTTCACGATATGTTTCCGGATGTGAAGAGTACCAAAACCAAGATTGAAGAGGGTGCAGGCGCCGGGCAGGTTCGTGAGGTGCTGGTGGATGACAAGGGCGCCCGGGTGTTTGAAGGTAAGCCGTATGCCAAGCATGCGCCGAAGAGTGGCGGAGGCGACTCCACTAAGCTGGACACTCAGACACAGAAGGATATGTACCAGAATATCAAACAGCGCCAGGCGGATTATGACAAACGCCGTGCGGAATTCAATGAGGCAATTTCTACGGAAGCCGATGAAGATAAGCCTGGTAACAAGCGGCTGGGGCAGATACTGGAACAGGATCGTCTGGCTATTCGTGAAAGCATGAGGATGTATAACAAAAATTACGGTCAGGCGTTTGCCTTACAAGATGGTGGGGGGATGCGCCAGACGCCGGCTCCTGCTGGTGGGGTAATGCGTCAGGCACCGGCAGCAGCACCGGCGGCGGCACGAACAGCCCCGGCGCAGGTTGCCCAGCGTGGCACGGGCGCTGTTATGCCTCCTGCGGGGTACAAGCCCACGGGTAAGACTATTCAGGGTAAGCCGGCGTATGTTTCGGCTGATGGTAAGAAGGTTTGGACGCCGTAACGGTTATTTTCGGAGAGGCTCAATGACAGTAACTACATGGGCAACACCACAACCATTTTTCGACATGCTAAATGAAGAGTTTAATTTCACTCTGGATGTGGCGGCACTTCCCGGTACAGCGAAATGCCCCAAGTTTTTCACCCCGGAAATTGATGGGCTTCAGCAGGATTGGTCGAACGATACATTTTTCATGAACCCCCCATATGGTAGAGGTCAGGATGTTTATTCGTGGGTTAAAAAGGCTCACGATACGGCATTGGCAGGTGGCACTGGAGTTTGTTTGCTGCCAGTTTCAGGCGACACAAAGTGGTTTCACGACTTCTGTATGAAAGCCAGTGAAATTCGGTTTATCAAAGATCGGCTCTGGTTCACCCTGGATGGCCAGGCCGCACGAGCGAATCACGCATCAATGGTGGTGGTGTTCCGTCCGGTCCCGGGAGCCGCCCCCAAACTATCCACTATGCCAAATTGCAGGAGAAGATAGCAACCTGATTTGACTCAGCACTACCATAACAAGGGAAAACCTCCATGCCTATATTCGATTCCAGCAAGATAGCTTTTGATAATGACCAGCAACCTGGCGGCGGATCTTTCCACGATGCCGCCGCTGTTGCGTTTGATGGTGCTGATACGCGGCTGTTTTCCAAGCCGGTCCCGGCGGCGGGTGGGATGAAGCAGGTGCTGGGTATTGCCTCCGAGTCGGACAAGGCGGCCCGGTCCGAAGCTGACTATCTATTCAAGCCGGATACGCTGCGGAAAACCTTTGTGCCTGTTCCGGCGCTGGCTGTTTCTCAGGTGGTGCAGGGTGTGGGGGGCAAGGTCCGTCAGGTGGGTGATGTGGTTGGGTCTGAAGGTATGGCGACCTGGGGTGATGAGTTTGCCGAAATGGGCGCCGGGGTTGAAAAGACCATTCAGGAAGCTGAACCTTTGGAACAAGGATCATGGGCTAACTCCATACGTGGTGGTGCTACCAGCATGTATCAGCAGTTGCCATCAATGGTGGCGGGCGGTCCTTTGGTCAAGGCGGGTATGAAGGCTGCCGGCCTGGCGACGTCTCTCCTCCCCATGGGTGCTGTAACCGGTGGGCAATCCTATCAAAAGCTGCGGGAACGCGGTTTTGATGTGGGTGCAGCTTCTGCCGGCAGTGCGGTGGATGAGCTGATCGAGGTGGGTACCGAGCTGCTGCCGATGAATACGGCGATGAGTTTTGCGACCAGTAAGGCCAAGTTTGGTTTGAAGCAGTTGGCGGCAACGGCGATCAAATATAATGCCGGTGAGTATTTTGGCGAGGCGCTGGCGGCCATGGGCCAGGGTGTTAACGATAAGTATTTGTCTGATCCGAAACTGACGCCGGAACAGCGGCAACAGAAGGTGGATGATTATTTTAGCGTGGTCAATCCACAAACCGGCAATACGGCGGCCTGGGATGATTTCACGGAGGCCATGCGGGCAACGACGGCGCAGAACGTGATGATGATGGGGCTGGGTGGCGCTGCCAATCGGGTTTCCCGCTCGTCTCAATCATCGGGTATGGCGCCGGAGCCTCCTGCTTCTGTTGCAGGTGCTCCCCAGGATGGTCAGGCCGTGCCGGTGCTGCATGAGTCCTTTGATGATATCGAAGATATGCCCGCTCCATCCGGTCCGTTGCAAAGGGCGGCTGGACAGGCGCCGGTGGTTGCGGCTACCCCTGTTGTGCCTGCTGCCTCCCCGGCACCGGCTGTTGATGCTCCTCCTGTTGTGGCTGCTGTTGGTGATGTTTCCGGCCGGGTAGCGACCAAGGAGGATGTTGACGAGCTACCCCAGGCCCGTGAATGGGCGGCACGGCAGATGGATGGCGGCAATAAGAGTCTCTGGCTGCAGGATGGCGAGTCGCAACGGGATTATTCGTGGCGGATTCTGGATCCCTACCGTGAGATGAATAAGCCGCGAAGTTTTGAGGATTCGGCGGTTGCTGTTGCTGAACCTTCTGAGCTGGATCGGGCTGTTCAGCACAATCAGGAGTTATGGCAATCGGGCCAGCGTGGCCTGATGCAGAATACCGGCACAAGCCCTGCCCAGTTTGAGAGCAGCTTGTTGCGACAGTACCGTGTTGCGATGGAGAAACAGAATGGCGCTAACGATCAAGTGCCCGCACTGCGAGGGGCGGCCGAAATGGATGGGCAGGGAATGGCAGTGCCCGAAGTGCAAGGCCCGGCTATCGGAGCAGGAAGTGATAATACTCAACCCGAAGGAGGAGGATTAACTAATGGTCTGTCTGCACTAACTGATCAAGCCGGCAGTGCGCCTAACCCCAAGGAAGGTCAGGCCGTTGTTTCTAAGGAAGGTTTTAACGGTGACGTGGCTATACCCAAAACAGGCAGCAATAGCCTTGAGGGAAAGGCCGCTGCGAATTTTAGAGACAACCTCGTCGAGAACAAGGGGCTGGTGGTTGCGGGTGGTGTCGGCAAACTTGGGGAGTCCTCTGACGCTGTTAAGAGTGAGCCCCTTTTTGCGAAAAGCTCCAGCCAAAGTGTTAACAGAGACGCCCAATTGGTTGGCGACATCCTTGGTCGAGACACCTTCAACAAGCAAGGATTTCGCAGTCTCGATGCTAAAACTCAATTGGGTGTGGTATCCGCCATGAGCAGACTTGTTCATGACCCTCAAATTCTCGACTCTGTTATCAAGCTTGTCCCCGTTAATATGGTGGACGTCCTCGCTTCTCGTCAGCTTACGCCCAAGATGCTTTTCCATGACCCATCGATGCTCAAAGATGCTCTTTCCGGCAACAGTAACTCGCCTGTATCCATAGATAGTGAGACAGCCGATTCTCTGGTGAGAGGCACGGCAGCTATTGCTGCAAAACACTTTCCCGGACTTGGAGACTTTCAATTGGGCGGGGGTCCGGTTGAGGATGGTTCCACATTCAGTGCAATAACAGATCATAACTTAACCCCTGAAGATATAATTGCCCCTAATATACATGCAAAAGCTGGTGTAAATCAACCTAAAGAAGGGGTGTTAGATAAGGATATCACCAATAAGGACGCTCCCAAGGTTATCGCCATTACCAGTCCCAAGCCCCCGGCCACCAGTCCCCGCCGTCTGGATTCTTCCACGGATAGCCTGATTGTGGCGGTGGCCAAATTGGGTGGGATCAGCCGTGATCAGATTGATAAGCAGATGGGGAACGGCAAGGAGCTGGCCCGCACGCTGAATACTTTGGCCGGGAAAGAGGCTAAGACGTTTCTGCATGTGATCAGCACCAAGGGAATGCCCTTGGACCGGATGCGCGAGGCGCTGGTGGAACAGGGATACCTGAAGGAAGGTTCCAGCGTCAATGATCTGCTGGATCGTCTGGATGCTGCACAGCGTGGCACGTCCAGTTATTCCACGGCCAACAGTGGGGCGGCTGCCGACAAGGCTTATGATGCGGAGCTGGAACGTCTGCAGGATATGATGGAGGATATGACCGAGGCGGAGCTGGCCGAGTTCACCCGCAATCAGTGGCTGGAAGAGCAGGCCGGGCTGCTGGCGGAAGCGTCGGATCTGCTGGATGAATACCTGGATGGGCTGAATCAGGAGGATATGACGGCTGCCGATTGGCAGGCGGTGGAAAACGACCTTAAGGAGGCATTGGATGCAACCGAGTTCAGAACCGAAGGCGACAGTACAGCGGATCAAGGAAAAGTGTCAGAAGATGCCACCGGCGCAGAGGAAGGTGTTTCTGCAGTCGGTGAAGGCGATGGTGACGGCGAAGGTAAGGCAGAGGTTGGAGGCGGCAAAGGCCGGGACCAGGGACCGGGGACCGGTAAGGACGGCAAACAGTTAAGTGAAGGAACTGGCACCAAGACGACGACAGACACTCTTGACGTTGCCGGTGCGAATGACACAGCTAGCCGCACCACCAGCCCTTCTCTTGATGATACTGAACCGCTTTCGAAGAACGCCGGGCCCAGCGTCTTATCTGGTGAAAACCAGACCCCCTTAATCCCTGGGGCTAAAACGGCTCTTGATGATTCTAGTATTGCCCATGACGGTAAAAATGTCAAACAGGAAACACCGGCAGCGAGGTTTGAGGCAGGGGGCACAATCGTTCCTGATCTGATAGGCGAGAAGATAGGCGGGGCACGTAAAGATCTTGCCACCAGTACCGGCACAGTTGCCAAGAAGAAACCGAAGTCGGATCTTCCCGCCTGGAAGCGGCGATATGTGGTGATGGAGGATGTAAAAACAGGGCAGAGCCGCATTGTCGATACCACCACGAACAGAAACCTTATCAGAAGATTGTTTACCACGGCAGAAGAGGCGGAAGAAGCATTGCCGCTGGCCGTGGTTGCACTTAAGCACAAGGTGCGCATGGACACCGGGGGCACGTACAAGATAACCCGCGAGGTGACAGAGCGGAAGCGTGTGACCATTAAGGACGGGTTCCCTACCGAGGAAGCCGCCATGAAATACATGGTTCAACATGCAGAAGAGATCATAGAGCAGAGTACATACTTTGGCGCCGAGATCCTTGCGCGGCCGGAAAAGGTTGTCAGGAGTGGTGCAGAGCGCCGGAGCGGCAATGCCACCGGTCAAGCATTCATGGACGCTTTCGGTTTCAGGTCCGCAGAGTTCGGGAACTGGAACAATGCAGAAGAACGGCAAGAGATTTTGAACCATGCCTATGATGGCCTGGTGGACCTTGCTGAAGTCCTCAACATCCCTCCCAAGGCGCTCAGTCTCAACGGTGAGCTTGCCATTGCCTTTGGTGCGCGTGGCCAGGGTCTGTCAGGAGCAGCCGCACATTACGAACCTGCGTATGCTGTCATCAATCTCACTAAAATGAGCGGCGCCGGGAATCTTGCCCATGAATGGTTTCATGCGGTAGATAATTATCTTTCCCGTCAGGATGGTTCCGCTAAGTCGGAAAAGGTGAAAAACAAGCGTGGTGACATGGTGTACCCTGCGACCGGCAAAGATATGGCCAGCCTGGGGTTTTCTACTAGAGGTTCAGGTGTGCGCGAAGAGGTGAGAGACGCGTTCAAGAGCCTGCTGGAGTCCATGTTTTACAAGGCCGAGCAATACGTCGAGGACACGGAAAAGGCCGAGAAGTTTGTTGGGAGCGCACTGCGTAATGTCGAAAGCAGGTTGGCAGATATTCGCCGGCACATTGCCCGTGACCGTGAATATGGGGCAAAGAAAAAGGCCGCAACCGCAGAACAGCTTGCACGTTTTGATGAACTGGCAGCCAAGTTGGCCAGTACGCAAAGCGAACCGATAGAGTGGAAAATGGGCATTGGTGTGAAGGAAGGGGCCAAGGCAAAAGACCGGGGAGCATTCGGGCAGTCCCGGTGGACAAACGACACAATCGAGAGCATCAGCACGATAATGAAAGAGGTCACAGGAAGGAGCGGTTTCAGTAAGGAGGGTAAAGATACCCTCAATTACCTGGCCAGCGTTGTGCGCGATCTTCAACGGCGGCATTCCATGCTGGAGGGGGCCAGAAATCAGGATGTAAAGACCAAGAAGATACCCACCAGCTACCGGCAAGAGGCGTACAAGATTGATCAGGGGCGGACCAGTGATTACTGGACCAAAGAAGAGGAAATGGCAGCACGTGCATTTTCTGCCTACATCGAGGACAAGATAGGCGCAGAGGGCAATACCAGTGATTTTCTGTCATTCGGTTCGGACAACAAGTATTACCGGCTCTACAACATCATGCCATTCCCTGAAGGGAAAGAGCGTGAAGCGATCAACAAACAGTTTGACAACTTCTTTTCCACCCTGAAAACCAAGGAGACGGACAAGGGTGTGGCCATGTTTTCCCTCGCCCAGTCGGACAAACCCTCAATCCTGCCGGATGTGGAATTCGATGCGGTCCTTGATCGGATCACCGGTGGGCGGGTTAAAGACACGCACGCTTTCGTGGTGGCTCGCACGGGTTTTGATCTTCCGGCGCCGATACTGGCAGTACTTAAAAAGCAGGGCACCCGCCCCAATCAGGTAGATGGCGTATTCCATAATGGCAAGGTGTATCTCATCCGCGAGAACATTGCAAGCAAGGAACGTCTGGAGGAGCTGCTGTTTCATGAATGGCACGGCCATGCCGGCTTGTATGCGATGTTTGATAATGATGGCAAGCGGCTTTGGGATGGCATGCTGAAATTATACCATACCATTACCCCTGCGGTGCTGAACAAGGTGGGCGCCAAGTACGGCATTAACCTGATGCGCTACAGCCATGGCATGGCGAAGGCCGGGTATTCGACGGATGAAATCCGGGTGGTGCTGATGGAGGAGATGCTGGCGCACCTGACCAATGAATACAGCCGGGGGGATATTGCCACCAAGATCAGGGAGATGATTGGAAAGATCCGGGCCTGGCTGCGTGACAATGGTTATGCTTCTCTGGCTTCATGGGGTGAGACGGATATCGCCTTTCTGTTGAAACGTGCCCGGATCTATGCGGAGTCGGGTGTTTGGGCCAAGAATAGTGACACAACGGTTATCCCCAGTGGTGCCGAGATCCTGAAGGTGCTGCGTGAAAAGGGGATCAGTGATGAGATGCTGCAGAAGCTGCTGAACGCTTCTCCGAAGTTTATGACGGCATGGCATGGTTCGCCACACGACCACAACAAATTCAGTAACGATCATATCGGGACAGGTGAAGGGGCGCAGGTGTATGGGTATGGGTTGTATTTTGCGGGAAATCGGGAAGTGGCGGAATTTTATCGTTCCAAGTTAACGGGTGGAGACAAGTTTTCATCAATCACTATAAATGGAGAACCTGCCGGATATTACAGTAAAGACCTTGTGGCAACAAAAGCTATTAATGCAATCATTGACAATAATGGTGATGTTGATGCCGCATTGAAAAACCTGCTGGAGAGAGTAAAGGAATCGCCATTTAAATCTCTGCGCAATAACGCCGAAGCGGCAGTAAAGTTTATACGGCAGAACAAAATTGAAGTTGGCAAAAAAGGTAAGCTGTATCAGGTGGAACTCGCGCCGTCTGAGGATGAGTATCTGTTGTGGGATAAGCCTTTGTCAGAACAAAGTGAGAAGGTTCGTGAGGTGTTGGAAACGGTTATGCCATTGTCTGATGCCGGGATTCGTGAATGGTATATCAATTACGAGATCAACAATCCTAACGCATGGGAGTTACATCGGGAATATTATGAAGACGCTCCTGCGTTTGATGCTCCGAACACAGTTAAACGATCATGGCTGGAAGAAAGCAAAGCAGATTGGATAAGTGAAGCGGTTTCTGATTATAAACAGATGCATGGTGATGACCGCAAATCTTCCGGGCGGGAGTTTTATTTTCGTCAGAGTTCATTAAAGGGTTCTGACAAAGCCGCTTCCGAATACCTTCACTCCCTCGGTATCCGTGGCATCAAGTATCTTGACGGCAACAGCCGCAACAGATCAATCAAGGATATCAAAAAAGCCTTCCTTGCTGAATTGGAAGAGGATGCCGGGTTTGATGATGTAATGGAGCTGGTGGGTACCGGCAAGTTCAGTGCAGAGCAAGAGGCGGTACTGAAGGCACTTGAATCTGATGATTGGCTTGGTTTTGATTATCCCGCCCAGGCTATCAGTGCCGCACTTGGTAATAACCTGAGTGATTTCGACCCAAGTTCAAAGCTGGTTGATGCGGTGGCCCAGCTTGCCAAGGATCAGCAGTTTAACTATGTGATTTTCAATGACGAGGATGTGAGTATTCAGGCGAAGTTTTCCATCCGCGAGGATCAGCCTTCCGTTACAGAAACAGAGGCTTTCAAGAAGTGGTTTGGAAAGAGTAAGGTGGTGGACGATCAGGGTAAGCCGCTGGTGGTTTATCATGGGACGAGAGCGGATATCAAAGTTTTCAATATGGGGGACGAGGGAGGAACCTTTTTTACTACATCACCTGAAAATGCCAGTGAATATGCCGGGGGATGGGGAGAAATCGGCCAAACTGAAGGTGGCAATGTCATGCCAGTGTACCTCTCAATCAAGAACCCTTATGTGGTTACAGTTAAGCAATGGAATATGGCTGAAGGTCTAGATCCCGAAGATGCAAAGGCTGAAGGTTATGACGGGTATGTTATTGAGGAGCAAGAGGGTGGTGATACATGGATTGCATTTGAGCCAAGCCAGATCAAGTCCGCTACCGGCAACAACGGCGACTTCGACGGCAACAATCCTGACATCCGCTTTTCCATCCGTGAGGATACACAAAAGGTTTCCACGGTTTCGACGGTGGATAAGATCAAGCAGTTCCTCAATCCCCTGGATTATTCCCGCTTCAAGGATTCGGCTGTTGATCATCTGCCCAATGATGCCACCATGTGGCTGGCGGATAATATCGGCAATCCTTATTGGGTGAAGGAAAACAACCCGGCAGCGGCGCCCTTTTATGAAGAGGCCAAGGACCGGGAAGTTACCAAGCTGGATAACAATATCCGCATGTTTGGCGGGCTGGTGGATAATGACGGCAAGCGCACGGCCTGGGACAAGATCAAGGATCTGGGGCAGTGGAGCGAGCATACGACCGCCTGGGGCAAACTGCGCAAGGAGAAGTATGACAAGCTGACCGACAAGCAGAAGGCTGCCTATACTATGCTCCGCTTTGAGGGTGACGCGTACAACAAGACCTATGAAACCCTGTCCAATGCCCTGCGCAATCCGCGTATCAAGAAGGCCGGTGTGGATGCGGCGGTGTTTGACTTCTACCGTGAGGCGCTGGCGGCTGAGGAAGCTTCGTTTGAGGAAAAGCTGCAGATTGCTGCGGAGAATATGGCCGAGGCGGGCATTGATCCGGAGAAGATCAAGGGGCATATTGCCGAGTATCGTGCCCGCTATGCCGACCTAAAAGGCTGGGTGCATCGGGACCATGGCGAGGGTGATCATGTGGTACAGGTCTACCATACCATTGACCGCCTTGATTTTGTTATGGATGAGGTGCAGCACAAGGGTGCGGCTTCCGACCGGATCCGGTTGGCGTATTCTCCGGGGGTGGAGATTTCCCGGGCGATCGAGAAGATTACCAGCGAGTTGGGCGGGACATTCAAGCAGTTGAGGGATGGCGGCATGGTGATCCTGCTGCAAAAGGGGCAAGGCGAGTTTGCCCGGGAACGTTTCGACCGGCTGAAGCTGACCAACAAAGATGGCAAGCACAAGTATCAGGTGCTGGTGTACACCCGTTTCGTGGCCAATGCTGCCCAGGCCCGCAAACTGGCGGCCGAGGTGAAGGCGAATCCATCTGCGGCTATGCCGCGTAACTATTACGAGGGGCACAGCTATGCTACCTCCTGGAATTTCTCCAATAAGCTGCAGGAGGCGGATTTTCAGGAGCTGCGCACCAGTGACATGAAGATGGAGCTGGTGTTGAGTCAGGCGGTTAACAAGGCTGCCTCCAAGGAAGGGCTGGATGAGTCGGCGGTTAAGGCAATCCAAGAGGCACTGGTGCAGAATGTGGCGGAGGCGCTGTTGGGGCGTGGCGCCGGTCTGTACCAGATTCGCCGGGCCAACCATCTGATTGAGGGATACGACCAAACCGACGCGGTCAAGAAATATGAGGATTACGTTAATAGCACGGCCGGGATGTTCAGTAAGGCCCGCTATGCCCTGCGGCAGTTCCACAATATGAAGAACGTGGCGCCCAAGCTGCGTAACTGGGCTACGCGCTATTTTGCCGACAGCCTGCGCAATATGGGCGCCGGTGATCGTTTGTCCGGGAATGTCCGTGCGGTGGTGTCGCTCTGGTATCTGGGATTCAATGCCAGCTGGATGCTGGTCAACTCTACCCAGCCGCTGGTATTGGGTCAGGCGGAGTTGTCCCGCTACACGGAATCACCGTTCCTGAAGATTGCCAAGGCGGAGAAGGATCTGTTGACCGGCAACCTGACCGAAGAGGAAAAGGGAATTCTGCAGGAGCATGCCACCATCACCCAGGACCGGGACAGCATGATGGCAGAAATGACCGGTGCGCTGGACGGTGTGGGGGGCAAGGCCAGCAAGGCGCTGCATGGTGCTGTTCAGGTTGCCATGGCGCTGGGGCAGAAGGTGGAGGTGCTGAACCGGCATACGATGATTATTGCGGCGTATCGGGTGATGCGCGAGAAAAATATGGACCGGGCGGAGGCATACCGGAAAGCGCTGGAGATCAACAGCGCCGTTAATATCGATATGGGGCGTTACAACCTGCCCCGCTGGGCACGCGGGCCGGTGGGACGCACCTTTTATTCGCTGCAATCCTATATCCAGCACATGCTGAATTACCTGTACCATCGCAGCAGCAGCGGCAACCGTGCCGATCAGAAAGCGGTGTTGCGCCTGCTGTTCGCCATGTTCCTGTTGGGCGGTGCGCCGGTGGGTGCGCCCGGTAGTGATGAGCTGGATAAACTGATTCAGCGGCTGTTTGGATATTCTCCCAAGCTGGCCCTGAAAGGGTGGACCCGCAAGTTTGCCCAGGAGTACGCCAGCGCCGGAGAAATGCTGGAAGGTTTTGTGTGGCACGGTATCCCGGGTGCGTTCAAACCTTTTGGGGTGGGTGTGTCTCTGACCGGAGCGACCCAGCTGCGGATCCCGATCATCTCCAACATGATTGCCGGGGATGATATGACCAGGAGCCTGACCGGCCCAGTGGGCGGTTTGGTGCAGAAGGGGGTGATGGCCGGCAAGGCGCTGCAGCGTGGTGATGCAACCAGGGCGGTGGAGTATCTGGCACCGACGGTGGTTGGCAATATGATGAGCGCTGTGCGGCAATCAACCGATGGGGTTAAGACCGGTCATGGCAAGCGGGTTGATTACAAGGGTAAACCACTGAAGATGGAGCCGCAAGAGGCGGTGTTGCGGGCAGTGGGGCTGCAGCCGGTGCGCACGGCGGATATTTCGGAGACACGCGGTAAGCAGTTTGATCTGTCCCGCGAATGGCGTGAACGGCGCCAGGATGCGCTGGATAACTATCGCAACAGCCGCAAGCTGAAGTATGTGGCCGAGTTCAACCGCGAGCTGAAGGCAAGCCAGGCAGCCGGCATTATCAATCCGATCACGGCGGATTCGATGAAGCAGGTGTGGGGCAAGCCGGACAAGAAGAAGGCGGCATGGGAAAAACGCTATGGTGTGGAGTAATTGTTGAAGTTTTTGTA